GGAAAGCGACACCAACGGCACGGCCATCATCCTGACCAATCAGGAGGACGCCAGCCTGCGCTTTGTCGCTCGTGTGACCGACACCACCAAGTTCTCGCCGCTGTTCGTCGATGCGCTCGCCTGGCTGCTGGCGTCCTATCTGGCCGGCCCGGTGCTCAAGGGCGACGCGGGCGCCGCCATGTCGAAGGCGTGCCTGCAGAGTTTCTTGCTGGCCTTTTCCAATGCCAAGGTTTCGGACGCCAACCAGCGCAAGGTGCGCCCGGAACACACGCCCGCCTGGATCGCCGGGAGGTAAGCCGTGGCGAATATCCGCACCCTACAACGCTCGTTCTCCGGTGGCGAAATCAGCCCGGAAATGTTCGGGCGCAACGACGACGCCAAGTATCAGTCGGGCCTTGCCCGATGCCGCAACTTCATCACCAAGCCGCAAGGCCCGGCCGAGAACCGGCCCGGCTTTGCCTTCGTGCGCGCGGTGAAGGACTCCACCAAGAAGGTGCGGTTGATCCCCTTCACCTATTCGACGACGCAAACCATGGTCATCGAAATGGGGCCGGGCTATTTCCGCTTCCATACCCAGGGCGCCACCTTGATGAGCGGGGGCGTGCCCTACGAAATCGCCAACCCCTACGCCGAGGCCGACCTGTTCGACGTGCATTATGTGCAGTCGGCCGACGTGCTCACGCTGGTGCATCCCAACTACGCACCGCGCGAACTGCGCCGCCTGGGGGCGACCAACTGGCAACTGACGACCCTGTCCTTCGCGGCCTCTATTGCTGCGCCGGGTGCGCCTTCCCTGTCGGCCGCCGGGCACACCTCGGTCAAGTACACCTACTACTACGTGGTCACGGCGGTGGATTCCGAAGGCGTCAGCGAGTCGGCCGCCTCGGCATCGTCGAGCGTGGGCGGCGACCTGTTCGAAACCGGCGCCACCGTGACAATCTCGTGGGCGGCAGTGACCGGCGCATCGCGCTACAACGTCTATAAGCTGCAAGGCGGCCTCTACGGCTACATCGGCCAAACTACGGGCCTGTCCATCGTCGACGACAACATCAGCCCGGACCTGGGCAAAACCCCGCCCCTGTACGACAGCGTGTTCAATGGGGCCGGCGACTATCCCGGCGCCGTGTCCTACTTCGAGCAGCGGCGATGCTTTGCCGGCACGACCAACAAGCCGCAAAACATCTGGATGACCAAGTCGGGCACCGAATCGAACATGAGCTATTCGCTGCCGATTCGGGACGACGACCGCATCGCCTTCCGGGTGGCCGCGCGCGAGGCGAACACCATCCGCCATATCGTGCCGCTGACCCAACTGCTGCTGCTCACGTCCTCGGCCGAATGGCGCGTCACGTCGGTGAATAGCGACGCCATCACGCCCAGCACCATCAGCGTGCGGCCGCAGTCCTACGTGGGATCGTCGAACGTTCAGCCGGTCATCATCAACAACACCCTGATTTACGGCGCCGCGCGCGGCGGCCATGTGCGCGAACTGGCCTACAACTGGCAAGCCAGCGGCTTCATTACCGGGGATCTATCCCTTCGCGCGCCGCACCTGTTCGACACGTTCGACATTGTGGATATGGCCTATGCCAAGGCGCCGCAGCCAATGGTCTGGTTCGTTTCCACGTCCGGCCGGCTGCTGGGCCTCACCTACGTGCCCGAGCAACAGGTCGGCGCCTGGCACTGGCACGACACGGACGGCGTGTTCGAGTCCTGCACCGTGGTGGCCGAGGGCGGCGAGGACGCGCTCTATTGCGTGATTCGCCGCACAATCAACGGGGCCAGCGTGCGATACGTCGAGCGCATGGCCTCGCGTCAATTCAGCGACCAGGCCGACGCCTTCTTCGTCGATTGCGGCGCCACCTACTCGGGCGTGCCGGCCGACGTTATCAGCGGCCTGGGCCACCTCGAAGGCAAAACCGTCAGCATCCTGGCCGATGGTGCGGTGCATCCGCAGCGCGTGGTCACGGGCGGCAGCATCACCCTGGACATCGAGGCCAGCACGGTGCAAATCGGCCTGCCCATCGAGGCCGACCTTCAAACCCTGCCGCTCGCCGTGCAGCTACAGGACGGCAGCTTCGGGCAAGGCCGGTTCAAGAACGTGAATAAGGTGTGGCTGCGCGTCTATCGGTCCTCGGGCATCTTCGTGGGGCCGAGCGTCAGCGAACTGACCGAGGCCAAGCAGCGCACCACGGAAAACTACGGCGCGCCGCCGGCCTTGAAGAGTGAAGAAATCCCGCTTGTGCTCACCCCCTCGTGGGCGGATAGCGGGCAAATCTTCGTGCGGCAGTCCGACCCGTTGCCGCTCACGGTGGTGAGCCTGACGGCCGAGGTTGCGCTGGGGGGTTAGCGCCGTTGAATCCGCTGGATGTTGTCGGGGGCCTCGATATTGACCCGTTTGATTTCGGGGTCGCCCGGCTGCAATGCCCGGAACACCAACGTAGCGCTCGGGGTGTTCCTGCCTGTCACACCGTCAATCGTGTCAATCGACAACGGCACCATCACAAGCCCGCGATCCTCGCAAAACTTGTTGGCGAGGGCATAGACTTCGGCGCGTGCCTGCGCCGACGACCATCCCCAGCTTGTGCCTGAACTCACAGTGAAGGTATCCGGCCCGGCCGGTATCACCCCAGGCGATGCGCAACCGGCAAAGAGAATTGCCGCCAGTGCTGCAACCACCGCGCGCTTCATGTCGCCAGCCCTTGCCGCACCAGCTTTCGCGCCTCGCGCTCGGCCTCAATGCGGGCCTTCTCGCGCCGCGCCTTGACATGGTTGATCGTTGCAGCAATCGCTCCCGCCCAAATGGCTACGGTAGCCAATAGCAGGAAGATGGCGGTGAACCATGGGGGCGAGCCCATGACGTAGAGGGCGCTTAACGGGACAAGGTACGCCACGGCCGCAACCCATGAGGGTTCCAAGCGGCGCCGGCCTTCGTGTGCCGTTCGAATCCAATCAAGTGCCACCCAAACCGCCAATAGCGGAAGGCCAAGCAAAACGAACAGAACTTCTATATCCATCGCGCCCCCTCAATTTTCAGACTCTTGCAGGCGGAATATTACTACGCAGGACGCTAACGTTTCAGCAAGGCAACCTCTCGGGACGGTGCCCGTGTTGAGAGACTAGCGCCGTACCCTCGGCAGCATCGTCCCTTGGAGTGCGCCGAATGGGGTTCTCGACCACACAACTTGCATCAGCTTCGCTTATCGGTCAGATCGGCGGCGGGGTTACGTCCGCCATTGGCAGCTATTACAGCGCGGCGACGCAGAAGGCAACGATGCAGGGGCAGGCGGCGGTGGCCGATGTCAACGCTCGCATTGCCGAACTCGGCGCGCAGTCCGCCCTTTACCAAGGCCAGCAGCAGGTCGGCGCGCTCACGCTCAAGGCCGGACAACTCAAGAGCAGCCAGCGCACCGCCATGGCCGCCAACGGTATCGACCTGGGCTCGGGCAATGCGGTGGAGATTCAGGCGTCGACCGACATCATGAAGGAAATCGACGCCAACACCCTGACCGCCAACGCGGTGCGCAGTGCCTGGGGCTACCGCACCCAGGCCGTGAATTTCCAGAACGAGGCCCTGACCAAGCGCGCGACGGCCGGCGCAATCAGTCCTTTCGGTTCGGCGGCGGGTTCCCTGCTGGGAAGCGCGGCCACTGTCGCCGGTTCCTGGTACTCGCTAAACAAAGTCGGGGCCTTGAACGGCACCATGTTTGAATTGAAGGGGTAACGCATGCCGCGCGTTCCAACCTACGACAGTTTCCAGGCCACACCGAACACGTTGCCGCAAACCCGCATGACCATGCCGGAAATGCCGGACGTGGCCGGGCAGCAGGCGCAGCAAATGGGCCGCGCGATGATGGTAGGCGGCCAGCAAATCGGGCAGGTTGCCCTCGACATGCAGCAGCAGGCCAACCAGTTGCGCGTCGACGACGCCCTCAACAAGGCCAAGGAAGCCGCGCTGCGCCTGACCTACGACAAGGACGTGGGCTTCACCAACCTGCGCGGCATCAACGCACTGGAACGGCCGGACGGCAAGCCCCTGGCCGACGAATACTCCGACACCCTCAAGCGCAGCATTGACGACATCGCCGGCACCCTGGGTAACGATGCCCAGCGGCAGGCGTTCTCCCTGCGCTCGAACGACATCCTCACCTCGATGCGCGGCAATGCCATCCAGCACGAGGCCCAGGAATTCAAGACCTACAGCCTGTCGGTTTCCGAAGGTATCCAAAGCACAGCCCTGCGCGAAATCGGCCTGAACTGGCAGAACACCGACGCGGTGAATTCCGCCGTCGAGCGCATCCGTGCGGAAACCTACCGGCAAGCCCAGCTACTCGGCAAGTCCGCCGAGTGGCAGGACGCCCAGGCGCGCAAGATGACCAGCAACGCGCACAAGGTTGCGCTGCTGTCCGCCCTGGAACAGAACGACCCGGCCTATGCCGACGCCTACCTCAAGAAGTATTCCGGGCAAATGGACGCCGACGACATCCTGACCGTGCGCGGCCATGTGACCAAGGCCATGGACGCCAAGGTCGGATTTACGGCCGCCAGCGAAGTGCTGGGCAAGATGCAGCCGCGCATCCAGGTGGGGGAAGCCGAGCGCGCTTTCAATATCGCGCTTGGCACCGAGTCAAACAACCGCCAATTCGGCCCGGACGGCAAGCCGCTGACCTCGCCCAAAGGCGCTATCGGCATCGCCCAGGTTATGCCGGACACCGCCCCCGAAGCCGCCAAACTGGCCGGCTTGCCGTGGGACGAAAACCGCTACAAGAACGACCCGGCCTACAACAAGGCGCTGGGCATGGCCTACTTTCAGCGGCAGCTACAGGAAAACGGCGGCGACCTTGCCAAGGCTTACGCCGCCTACAACGGCGGCCCCGGCCGCCTGGCCGATGCCATCAAGCAGGCCGAGAAATCGGCCAAGGCCGCCCAGGCTGACCCGAACCTCAAGCCGAAAACCTGGCTCGACTTCATGCCGCAGGAAACCCGCGATTACGTCGCCAAGAACATGCGGGCTTTTGAAGCGGGGCAAGGGCAACCGAACCGCCCGACATTTCAGGAAATCGACGACCAACTGCGCGCAGATCCTCGTCTCGCCGGCAACCCTGCCCGCTACAAGGTGGCGCGCGAGGAAGCCGAGCGCCAGTTCAACGAGCAAACCAAGGCCATCAAGCAGCGCGAGGAAGAGGCCGTCACCACGGCCATGCGCGGCATCATCGAGAACGGCGGCCGGTTCTCCGACCTGCCGGTCAGCGTGCGCGCGGCCGTGCCGCCCAAGGAAGTCGACAACCTCATCAGCTTCGCGCAGAAGATCGCCAAGGGCGACGACTCCACGAGCCTATGGCTCTACGCCAAGCTGGCCGGCAACCCCGACCAACTGGCGCGCATGAACGACAACGAGTTCTTCGCGCTGCGCCGCGAACTGTCCGAGGCCGACTTCAAGCACTTTGCCAACGAGCGCGCCAAGCGTACCGGCGGCGGAACGGGCAGCAACGGGCCGGGCGACCTCAACACCCAGGCCATCAAGCAGTCGCTCGACGAGCGCCTGCGCATGCTGAAAATCGACCCCTCGCCGAAGGATGACGGCGGCGACGATGCCGCGCGCATCGGAGGCATTCGGCGTTTTGTCGATCAGTATTTCATGGCCGCCCAGCGCGAGGCCGGCAAGAAATTCACCGACGCGGAAGTGTCGCAACACCTCGACGCGCTGTTCGCCAAAAACGCCACGTTCCGGGGCTGGTTCTCTACCTCTTCCGGCCCGATGCTGACCATGAAGGTAGGCGACATCGACGGCACCACGCGCGACAACATCAAGGCCGCATTCAAGCGCCAAGGCATCGACGAACCGACCGACGCGCAAATCCTCAACGCTTACTGGAACATGAAGGTCGCCCGTAAATGAGCAACGAATTCGACGCCGCCGTAGCCGCCACCATGCAACCCGACCAGGGGCAAGCCGCCCGCGTCGGGTTTTCTGTCGCGGCCGACACCAACCCCGACGCCTACGCCGAGGCGCAGCGCGTCGCACGGCGCACGGGCGTGCCCGTGGACACCGTCCTGAACATGCCCAAGGAAATGAAGCAGCAGGACACCATGGGCACTATCGACTTCGACGCCCTGGCGAAAACTGCACCGGCCACGGCTTCGCTGCTGTCGGACATCGAGCGCGCCAAGGTTGCCCACGACAACCTGCCCAGCATGACCGCCATCGAGCGCAGCTTCCTGGGCAACATCACCGAGCCGGTGCAGCGCGGCCTCGCCCAGGGGCGCCGAGGGCTGACCCTGTTGTTCGATCAAATGGGCATCTTCAAGGGTTTGGAGCGGCAGCAGGCGGCAGCAGCCGCAGCGCACGGCATCAGCTACGACCCTTCCATCGAACTGGCCGTGCGCCTGGCCCAGCAGCAACGCGAAGTCGAGCGCTACCCGGTGCCCGATGACATCGCCCAGGGCATGCAGGACATCAGCAACGCGCAAACCATGGGCGACGCCTTTACCGCGATTCGCACCAACCCGCGCGCAGTGCTGGAAACCACGCTGCAATCCCTCGGCGCCAGCGCACCCGCCCTGGTGGGGGCGGCCGGTGGTTCCGTGTTCGGCCCCGGTGGCACAGCCACGGGCGCCGGCTTGGGCAGCTTTGCCGTGGAATACAGCAACACCCTGCAAGACGTGATGGCCGAGAAGGGCGTGAATGGCACCGACTCGATGTCGATTCATGCCGCGCTGAACAACCCCGAACTCATGGCGGCAGCACGTGAAAAGGCCCTCAAGCGCGGCATTCCCGTGGCGATTTTCGATGCACTGACCGCCGGCCTGGCGGGCAAACTGCTGGCCGGGGCCAAGCCCACGGTCGGCAGCGTCGGCGCACGGGCGGCCGGCGAACTCGGATTGCAGGCCGGGGGTGGTGCAGCCGGTGAGGCCGGCGCGCAACTGGCGACCGGCGAGTACAAGCCGGGCGACATCCTCATGGAAGCGTTCGCGGAAATGCCGACCGCGATTATCGAGGTGCCGGGCAACTACCGGCACGCCATGGAAAGCGCCCAGCGTGCGCAAAAGGGCGCGGAATTTATCGACAACCTCAACAAGCTGGTGCAGGCCGACAAGCTCGTCGCGCGTGACCCGCAGACCTTCGAACAATTCGTCGCGCAGGCCGCCGAAGCCGGCCCGGTGCAACAGGTGTTCATCGACGCGCAAACCCTCATGCAGTCCGGCATAGCGCAACAGGTGGCCGCCGTATCGCCGGCCGTCGCTTCCCAGCTTGCCACGGCAGCGCAAACCGGCGGGCAGATCGCCATCCCGGTGGAAGAGTACGCCGCCCGGATTGCGCCGACCGAGTACGCCCAAAGCCTGCTCGATCACCTCAAGACCGAGCCCGAGGGGTTCAGCCGGGCCGAGGCGCAACAGTTCATGCAAAGCCACGCCGAGGAATTGCAGGCAGAAGTCGAGCGCACCCTGGCCGAGAAGCAGGTCGACGACACGTTCAAGGCGTCCGCCGAGGTGGTGCGCAACGAAATCCGCACCCAACTCGACACGGCTGCGCGCTTCACGCCGCAAGTAAATGACGCCTATTCGGCCATGGTCGGCAACTTCTACGCAGTGACGGCGGCCAAGTTGAACACCACGCCCGAGGAACTGTTCAAGCGCTACCCGCTCAAGATCGGTGCCGAGCGTATCGCCGGCCAGCAGTTCGACCAAGGGGGCACGCTTGCCGACCTGAAACAACAGTGGGCCGACGCTGGCATCAAAGGTGACGTAACCGAAAACAGGGACGTAATTACCCTGTCGCGCATCGTTGTGCCCGAAGGTGAGCGCGGTGCCGGCAAAGGCACGGCAGCCATGCAGGCGCTGGTGGACTACGCCGACCGCACCGGCCGGCACGTTGCTCTATCGCCATCGTCGGATTTCGGCAGCAGCAAGAAGCGCCTAGTGCAGTTCTACAAGCGTTTCGGCTTCGTCGAGAACAAGGGCAAGAATCGCGCATTCACGACCAGCGAGACGATGTACCGGCAGGTGTCGGGCAAGGTGCTGTACCAAAACGGCGAGCAAGTCGGCCCCTTCGGGCCGGTGCTTACCGAGCACAAAGGCGACGCGCAAGGGGCGATTGCCAAGCTGATGGAATTGAAAAGCGGCGAAGCCATCGGCGCGCTGCACCACCCGGACATCGGCGACATTGACCTGGTGTGGGGTGAGGAAGGCAAGAACGCGCACGACGGCTTCGGCCTGTCCAAGCTGGTGCGCTGGCACCCCGAGGTGCTGGGCGACCTGCAAAACATCGTCGCCAGCATGCAGGTGGTGAAGCGCAGCGAGAACCGGGCCATGCTGGAATCAGCAGAGCACAAGGGTGGCGTTCGCTTGCAGTGGGATGGGGTTCGGAAGCACTGGCTGCTGACGGCGTTCCGCAAGGAGGAG